TACATACCCAAAAGCTATTAAATCTTCAATAAAATTCTCCGGAGAATCAGCACGAATAACGTTTCCTGTTTGGTCGCGATATCGGTCGGCAAAGTTGAACATATATTCCTGATCGGTACATTCAGAATCAAAACGACTACCTTCCCGAAGTTTGGTTACAAAATCTGCAGCGCAGGTGGCGGTTATTGTGCCGCCATCCTGCAATAAGTAATTTCTATTATTCATTATCTACTAAGTTTTTTCGTTCTAAGTTTAAAGTATATTTTTTGATCATCTGTCAAGAAAGGCAGATTCTGAAGCGTTGTTCCTGTTTCAACTTTCGCCTGTTGCGCAAAGGTAATCATTCGGCCTAAAAAAAGAACCCAATTACTCATCTTTGTGAAGTTCGTAGAACCGCTATGTTGGCGAAATTCTATCGTCCGGTGGCGGGCGTAAGCTTCAAGATTTATTTTATGATAGCGGTCGTTTCCAAAAGCTGCTCGAAGGTCGTCGAGCGTATTTGCCTGCAGTATTCTTCTTTCAGATATTCTGCTTAAGCTTTTGCAATATTGGTTGTCTCTGCGTGTAGCTGGCATGAAAGCGTTTATTGTGTTCTCTATATTCTTATAACTAAGTGCTAAGTTCTTCCAAGTGTTCATGTTGAAATCCGCTGCATCCATGTGGACGTGTAATCCACAAGATTCATTAACTTTTGCGTTGCAAAGATCAAGTACCCAACATACTTTTTCAAGTTCTCTCAATCCGCTTTCTCCTTCCAATATTGGGCTTACCAGTTCAAAAGTATTGTTGCCATAAAGACTTGCGTCCGTTACCAATTTCCAATGTGCGCTTGTATTATGGTTGTATCCTTCAACTGCTACGTTTATTCCGGCTTCCTGAAGTTCGTGAGCAAGGTGATCGCGAGTGCAGTTGTACGCTTCGATCTCAATTCCGAAGCGGCGGTTAAAGGTATAGTCTATTTCAGGTAAAAAAGCGGTTGTATTAGCTGCTGCAGTAAAGGTTCCAGCTTCAAGCATCTTTTTATATACGTTTTGTACAAAACCGTAATTTCCGTTTGTTACAAGATCCGCAACTTGGCGGCGGGTTAATCCTAAAAGAAGCAATTGTTGTATCTTGCTAGTCTTTGTTATGCTCTGATTTAAAATGTTGGTAATTTGCTCGTTCATAATGCTTTATCCTTTATTTTTATACTTCAAAGATAACACTATAAGCTCTAACAACGTAGCAATAGCAAGCTTATTATCAGCACCTTAGCTTTGTTTAGCTTGAGCTAAAAAAGGATTAAAAACAAGTTCAAAATCAAGCTATTAAGGGAATAAAAAAGCCCCGACTTCGCTTAGCCGAGGTACATCCACTCACGTGGTTTGGTTTTTAAGATTCTGCGACAAAGGTACTACTTATTTTTGCATCCGTATACTATTCGTCCGATTATTACCAAAATAAAAACAATAACGATCCCGAACGCCCATCCGCCCAGCTCCATTTTAATAGATTGCCAACGACTTAACTTCTTTTCGACCGGATAAGGAACACGAATAGAATCGTTTTTAAGAATCGTATCGGTACGATTCGTTGTTAGGTAGCGATACAGATACTTATATCTATACTGATAGACTGTATCACCCTTTATGAGTGTATAAATACTATCTCGCTGATAGATGCTATCATAACGGATACTGTCACGTGTTTTGTATTCAGTGCGAACAGACTCAACCGGGATATATTGAGTCCGGCATGATACGAAACATATTGCTAACATCAGCAATATGATAATATAGATTGACTGCTTCATGGTCGGATCACTGTATTACGAAGAAAATTAGAAAACTCGGAACGAACATCAAAACAGGGACAGGCCTTGATGTATTCTGCCGGCTCTACTTCTCCGCTACCGTCCAGATCAGGAGAAGTATCACGATGTCCGAGAACCTCGATAATAGGATACTCTTTACAGAGCTTCGCGACTAATTGCCGTAAACTAGCTCTTTGAGCGGACGTCCTTGTATCTGCCGGCTTCCCGGACGCATCCAGTCCGCCAATATAACACACGCCAACAGAATGTTTATTATAGGATGAATCAGAGAATCCTTTCGTATTACAGTGAGCACCGTCGATGGATAGCGGACGACCATTTTCAACCATTCCATCAAGGTCAACAATGAAGTTATAACCAATCTGATTGAATCCCCGGACCCGGTGCATCCGGTCGATGTCCTTTGCACGTAAATCTTGTCCGGCACGTGTGGCCGAGCAATGGATGATAATTGCATCTATTACCTTCATTTTGATTCCTCCTCTTTTTTATTGAACAACTTATTCTCAAGCCTATTAAACCGATCTGTTATGTAGACTGAAACTCCAAATACAGCCCCTGCATATAGCAAGCACTGCGCAAAGAGCCATAATACACTATCATGTATTTCACCATGTGACATAATGAACCCTGCAATTGCCAAAGCAGAGCCTAATATAAGCATACCAATAGCACTCCCATACTGAATAGCTTCTTTTGTATCACGTTTCATTTTATCAATATTTACAAGTTATATATCCTAATATTTAGCCAATCACACACGATTAAATAGACGCTTTATATCAAATAAGTCACTACCCTCCCTATCGAACATCAATGTCCAGCCAATTGAAGCAAATTCTTTTGTTACAAACGGGCGTATTTGACATGACGAAGACAATTCCTTCAACCAAGGAGTATTCCTCTGGTCAGATGTCATGGCAACTCGTAACTGTTGCATCATGGAAAGAGTACGCCTTGATTGTATCGCTTCCTCTATCAGATCCATTTCTGCTGATTTTGCAGCAATAGTGACTGCCATTTGCACTTCATCCTGGATATTATTCTTCTGATCACGTTTAGACATGATATCACCAATTTCCACAAACAAATATGTCCCGGAAACAATACCATCAACACGTTGCTTAACAGAATCAAAACTTTGCCCAAAAATATAATAGTCTAATCCTTGGATCCGGGAATATTTAGGTAGGCTTTTTATTTCTTCTTGAATTGCAGCGTATTCAGGAAGATCACTCCTCCCCTTTGCAAAGATCTCAAGTACCTTACTATGATTCGGGAACTGAGCATAATATTTGAGAATCTCGAAAATCATATAATTTGTTTTATTAATGAAATTGGCAAACCTGTATTCTTAGCGATATCCACAACAGGCATTTCCGCACTCCCCATGCTCTGTACAGCCTCTATCAGTTTTTTACGCAAAATTGTAAGATATTTGATTAGGTTCATTTGCTCAACCGTCGAAATATCTCCTAATCCATCATTGCTTAAGTTATACAATGATTCAAGCGCACCGGTTGTTATAAGACTTTTCTTTTCACTCTCACCGGCAACTAAGATCCGGAACTGTGTCTTTGAAAACAAATAATTAACAAACGACGAGAAATTGAATGCAATACTTTGCAAGGTTTCTGAAGATAGTCTTTCAAACGACTTAGCTAATGTATGTGCAGATTCCGAATCATACGGACCAGGATGATATAAAATAGCAGCAAGCAAAGGTAACATCTCTTTATTACATCCCAACAGGGAGCGAGCCTCTATAAATTGCAAGGCTGTAAGGGAACAAGTCAGCTGATTAAAACCAGTATCGATACTATACCCAGGATACAATTTCCCCTGAATGGATACATAAGGAATTAATTGCACACAAAAGCAACTATTCAAAACGAACTTATAATCCAGTTTTGAGAGATACCTGGCAATCGGTAAATCCAATCTCTCCGGAGGCGTTTTCTTCGCTTTAATAAAATCATCTTTAGACAAATCCTGAAGAACAGCATCCTGATCCGGATATGTAACACGGAAAATAAAGTCTACTTGTTCTCCTAACCAAGCTAAGTTTGACAAAGTATCTTCATCTTTAGCTCGAGCAAGTGATCGCGGATTCCATCCCATTGCACGGCAAACATGTTTAATCTGAAGCATACCCGGTGAAAGCTTTCCTTTTGTGACTAAGTCCATATCTCCCATAATACCTTCAAACAGTTCCGGAGTCAATTCCTCCCAGGCGTTCGGTACCGCAAACTTTTCCTGATGTACACAAAACTCAATCATGGCATTAATTGTATTTTATCTTCCGGTTGATTGAATGAAGTTTCAGTCTCAATATCAGTATCCTGTGGATCAGATAATAATAAGTCGATATCTTTAATCAAGCTATTGGCCTGTTCCTGCAACTGAACAGATAAAGAAAGCAATCTCTCCTGTTCATCCCTTCCGGATCTGCTTGCTTTTGAATCATCAAAAAGATTCCGGATAGTGGAAGGAAACTCCAAGATATCAAACCTTGTTAAGGCAACAGCTACTACCTTCTTTGCAAGTGCTCGATTAATTAATGACAAGACGGATGGTTTCTCCTTTGCACGTTCCAGATAACCGGTTAGATTCTCCTCCAAAACTTCAATCTGTATCGGAATACAGCGAAAGAAGAAAAGATATGATAAATCAATGCAGTACAAAAGATCGAATTCTTCTGTTGTTTTTATCTGCAGTTTATCAAGCATCTTATAATACCTGGTTTTATCCCACCCTAAGTCCTCGGTACTATTCAGGAGCGCAATAAGGGAATCCATAGCATTATAATAATTCTCATAATAAGCCCTTCTTATAGCTTCCTGTTCAGACTTGTAGATATCAATATTCGCTTTACGTTTGCGAAGTACATCAAAGACTGTATCATTGGCCATCGTTAGATTAGCCAACGCAGTTCGGAGGTGATCGTATAGTTCACCTGCACCTTTTTTAATGATATTATTATATACAGGAACACTCACAATATTCGCAATTCTCTTATAAGCGGTAACTGCATGACTATTAAGTAGCGAAAGGTTTGTGCTCGAGTCAATACCAGGCACGAACTCCGCAAATCCGGAGATGTCTGTAAATAAGTCTTTCAGTATCATGATTGTTGTTTATTTAGTCGTTCATTAGGAGTTACTTCTTCTTGCCGGCTAGGTGTTTCACGATAAAAACCAAAGCGATATCCTTGCTTGTATAATTCAGGAAAGTTTATCCGAATAGCCATATTAAAAGGTTCAGAGCATATTTCATCATCCGGAGTTAGCGACATCAGGTAAATCAAATAATTATAATATACGTCAGCTCCAGACTTTGAGATGACCCCATCCTTGGATACACTAGATATAGACGAATCAAGACCAACAGAAGAAAGTAGCACTTCATCAGCACGCTTGTCATAAGTAATAAGAGCGTCAATATACTCTTTATATTTCAAATCCAAAACCTCAAACTTCCACCGTTCCTCTTCACCGGATCCGGTTTTGAAACTAAGAGTTGCATAAGCCTTTCCCTGGTTGTCCGCCCCAGAAAGATACTCACTAATATTACGGAGTTCTTGCTTGAGATACATTAGAAAATACGACTCCTTATAGGTAGTCCCGATATCAATCCCATTATAAGTTAACAATGACTCATTCTTTCTTTTCCGCTCTTGATTTTCATTGCATATTTTCGTTATCTGTGCACGTTTTGATTCTGCCCATGCATTCGGGATGATAATATGAATTTTAGCAGCTAACGAATTTCTTAAGAAAGAGTTTATGTAATTAGCCGTATCGTTTGAGCCCTTGATATAAGCTTTTGTCCCTTCATGAGTTTCATTTACACCATAGAATTCACTAACCGATTTTTCTCGATGATGGGATATTGCAGCCCATTTAATGTTACGAATATCACTAAGCACCAAACGTGGATAAAACAAATATTTAGAAACCCCATAACTCCAACGTCCAACGGCAATATGAGTGAAGTCCTTATAATTGATCAGTTCTGTGACAACATCCCTTTTTTGTGTGGCCAACCGACACCGTCTATTCTCCATCAACTCAAGACCGGCTACTGGTAATTGCTCCCCGATACGGTTACCAAGCGTCATGCGCCATTTCACAAAGTAATCACGAAAGTAATAGTAGTTCTTTATATTTCCCTTAGCCACCTCTTTATAATCAGACTCTAAACCACGATCCTTCCAAGATTCTAACCAAGTAGTTATTTCGGGACAGTCCGTCCATTCTTTAACAAGCTTCCCGTTCTTTATGCTCTTAATGTATATAGCCGGCCCGAGGCCGTACAGCATGTTAACTTGTTTTGTTATCAACCGAGGCAATAAACGATTCTTCTTGATATCGCTCTCCACTTCTTCGCACTTCATGTTATTCGCTCCACGTGAACATACGTTGAACCCTCCAATTGATTGCCAATTGTAGTCTGCAGGAAGAACAGTATTTGAATTAACGAAGCCCGGATCCTTTAACCCCGCTGCAGGATTCGTTCCTAACTGAAAGGAAATGGTGCTTCCGGTATCCACATAGCAACCATAATTTCCCAACATCTCTAAACTATCACTCATAACCAGTCTATTTTATGCAATTTATATCCATCTTGAGGAAATCCCATGTAACGAATAAGTATGCGATAACACATCTTTGGGTCACCATTCCCATCATTAAAGAGGAAGAAGTTCTCACTATCAATGCTGAATCGTTCTTCTGGAAGTTGTGTCCGGAAAGTACAGCCCTCCCTCACAACCAACTTCTCGGAAGACTCCCCTTTCTGCCTGGAGTAAGGGAAGAAGGCAATGGTAAAGCAGCCGTTTGGCAACTTAGATAACTCCTTTGCCCATTGCAGTGCGCCTATGCCTGTCATCGTCGTTTCCATGCCCGAAATTATCGTTTTCCTCCCCCTTCCGAAAGGACGTCCCCAGGGGGCTGTCATATTTCCTGACAAATGTGTTTTTTTGCACCTCAAACCGCTTTTTCAGCGGGGCGTGGAGAATTTCGCCTCTCGCTTTTTCTTATTTTTGTTTTCAAAATGTCTTTTGGCTGATAACCCGCATTTTAGATACCAAAGCAATGTCAAACACATAGTATTATACAAAATTCGGAACTTACTATATCACTCTAACAAATACATTATACTACTAAATTTTCGGGCAAATCATCTGGTATGTTCCTTAATTCACTTTGTATTCTGTCGCCATATAGCCCGAAAAGCAAGTAAATAAGTGCAGAAGGAAGCTGTGTTGTTAGTCCTGCCTGGTGCTTTAACGGTACTTTAACTTCGGAGGACTTATCTAGCTCAATACGCCCGTCTGTTTTCTTGAGTGGAGATAAAGGAATAGCACTACAAAGGTTCGGGCACTCGTTCTCATCTATCCGGCATACAGGTAATGAGTTACTTTGTTCACCAAACAAGAGCAATAAAAGTTTAAATTGCTGCCAGTGGTAAATAGTAGACTGTCCTTCGTTCATGAGTTCAACTGAAAATCCGTAACTCTCTAATTCTCTTTTCAATATACGAGCATCAGAAGTTATTTTTTCGAGGTCCTCCCGGCGTTTATTGGCCGCCCGGTCGTGATAAAGCACAATCTGTTTATTAATTGCGTCAGTTCCGAAAAACTCAAAGATTTGCTTTGCCAGTTCCGGCTGTTCTGCCGGATAGTAGCAAGTGAATTCTTTTAGAACCCGGAGTTCATGACCATAATCTTTCTCTTGAGCAGCAACAACGCTGGAAAAGTGTCCGGGGTCGTAACCTAGAAGAATCCGTTCACGTTTATCATAGTACTTCAGATATCTGGAGGTTAAAACAAAATGTTCACGCAAATCTAACTTCAAAATTGATTCATAGCGATATCCATCAGAGAATTGATGTTTGTCTTTTCGATAGTTTGCGAAGAATTTATTAACGACTTCCTTCTTCCGGATTGCACAAATAGAAGTCAGGAACTCATCAATGTCAAGTGATTCTAACTGTGTACGGAAAAACTTAGGCCCAAGTATGTCTTTATTAGCGAAAGAAGAAGCACGGATATAATAACTCGCATTTCTACGCATATCCGCAAGGCGTGGCTTCCAAGTTGCTACAACACGTTTCGCTTTTTCTGTTTCCAAACGTAGGGCTTCAATGATAACAGGATTCTTTTCCTCTCTCAACCGGTGATTGTTCCGATATATTTTATATAAAGCAGCATGTAAATATAAAGCAGCGGACGCAATCTCATCAATAAGCTCCTGATTGACGTTATTCTCATATTCTTCATACCAATTATCTTCTCCTAAATCCAAGCGGGCCGTATCCGACACACCTGTTATTCCCTGATAATAAGGAGACATTCGAATAGAAGCCGAAGAACCACGTAAAGACGGGAACAAACGAGTCTTTAACTTCTCGCCTTTATTGTGTTTCATTTCCTCAACAAAGGCATGAACACCTGATCGGCCGGCTACGGATTCCGGCTGATCAGAACTCACCATCTGAAGATGATGACCATCACGAAATAAGATACTATGCTTTGGATAAGCAATCGGATATCGAGGTTTTCTGAAGTGAGACGGTATTTTTGATTCACCTACAATATAGTCAATACCATATTCAAGCATGGAGCGCCGTCCATCACCAACTGGTTTGGAAAAATACGCCTGAATATTAGGCCAAACATTTGTCATGAGTGCCACGTATGTTTTATGAACCAAGAACGAAAGTTCCCCAGGCATATCGTTTGCTACTCGAATAATACGTGGCCCCATAACCCCTTCCGTCTTACCTGTCGCACGGCCGGCTTCGACAATAAGTACATTTGAATCAATGGCATTCGCTCTAATCTGCATTACATTCTGATAACATTCTTCAAAAGTTGCAGTCAAGTCAAAAGTCGTAGAACTTGCACTAAGCGATTGCGATGATTGTGAATAAAGTTCTATTCCCATATTACTCTCCAGTTTCTTCAGGTTCTACTATTTCAGCCTCCTGAATATCAGCATCACGTAACAAACGTTTCTTATCCGCTTTTTCAATAGGAAGAGAATCAATAAGGTTGATATAAAACCCTTCATTGTTTTTGCGAGCTATTTCTTTTATTGATTTCTTTTGGAAACCAAGCTCTTCCGGAGTGAGGTTCGGAGAGATCAGGAATACGATGCCAAGATCGCGGTCTGCTTCCGCTATTTCTGAAGCTCTACGCCGGCACTCTAAGGCTGCGTTGTAACATTTCTCCTGTGTCTTGTAATCTCCTCTTACAGCGCATAATTTCGCTAAATCTTCGTATTTGTCTGCGTAATTAGATTCCCATACCTTGATAGATACATTGTTATCGATATTAAAGTAGTTTATAGCGGCATAGATACGGGCCTTACAGGTCCGTTCATCAATATTAATCTGCTGCGAAGCATTAATCCTCTGCCGTAACAGCTTGGCAGCACGAGTAATATTCCTCTCATACTCAAATATCTCTGCAGCCCATTGCAACTGCTTTAAAAATAGCCGAATCTCCTCCGGAATTCCTGAACAACATCCAGTTGTCAGAAACTCCGAAATTAGATCCGGATGTATTTTATCAAGGTGGTCTAATTGTGTCATACTCCAAACAATTGTTTTCGTAGGTCTAGTTCAACACGTAAATTTTTACGTTCTTCCAGGGTATTAATAGCATCAATATCTCCAGCTTCTGCCTTTTTCGCCAGTTCCGCATCAATATTGTATTCTCCTAGAGCACGTCCATTGTTGTATGCATCATAATATACATCTCCAGTAAGAGTGATCCGGACAATCAACGCTAACTTCTCCTTCCCACGAAGTCCAAGAAGGTTACAGATGCGTTGCGGTGTGTATCCAAGTGCGCCAAATGTGCGCACCTGGGATACATATTCTTCACCGATTTGAGTGATCTGATCTACATCAGAGGTAGGTGTCAGCTCGTTTTTCATACAATAAGTTTTAGAGTTTCTTCTGCAGTCATCAATTCCTCACCACGGATCAACCGGATTACCTGCTCTGGGAACATTGCCCGATATCGGGATACAGTTGCAGATACATAGCGTGGATCTATTTCTATCGCATGACAAATTCGATCCGTCTGTTGGCAAGCCATAAGTGTAGAACCGGATCCGGAGAAAAAGTCTACTACAATTTGTCCGGGTGCACTAGAATTACATATAGGATATGCCATTAGTGCAATTGGTTTCATAGTGGGATGGATGGCGTTGCGTTGTGGCTTATCGAAGTTCCAAACTGTTGTCTGTTTGCGATCCGAGTTCCAAAAGTGACCGGCTCCGGGTTTCCAGCCATAAAGACAAGGCTCATGCTGCCATTGATAGTCTTGTCGTCCCATGACCATTGAGTTTTTTACCCAAACGCAACATTGTGCTATTTTAAATCCAACTTTCCGGAGAGATGCACGAAAGTTCTCCCCCTCACTATCCGCATGAAATACATAATAAGAACCACCCGGTTTCAAGACTGAAAACATGACAGTAAAGACTTGGCGAAGGAAAGTGGCGAACAGATCGTTTTCCATCGAATCATTCTGAATAGTAAGTTCATCTTCTGTCGCTCCTTGATATGCAACATTATATGGAGGATCCGTTACAAGCAAGTCAGCATATTGACCATTCATTACTGCAGATACATCCGCTTTGGAACGACAATCCCCACACATCAGCCGATTATTGCCTAGTAGCCATATATCACCAGGCTGGGCAAAAACAGAACCAGGAGAATCTTCTTCATCTGAAGGAATAGAAAACTCAATGTTATCTTCCTGAATGCCTTCTGATTCATGTTCATGGGTAAACAAAGGAGTCGCAATAGAATAATCGACAGCTTTCACCTCATAACCGAGGTTAAAACGTTCCATCGTATCGGTATCTATATTGTACTTTTTAAAAAGTAATGTATCAGGATTCTTTGTGGCAAACTCCGAATTATATGCTGCTATCTCTTCAACAGCTTCTTTCTTATCTGCAGCAAAAATAGGCTCATAAGGAATTTCAGGAATTATAAACCCCGACTTTCGTAATGCAAGCAATGCTTTACGTCGTTGATGGGCATCGATGATCCACAGCTTTCCATCCGGATCCTTCCAGGCTTTAAATGCATACTTGAAACCACGGGTAATAATAAGCATCTGTAGTTTCGATAATTTATCAGGATCCGATTTCTTAAAATCCTCCTGAAGCTCTAAGAACGAATCCAGCGGGGCAGTCGGTAGGCCACCCAAATTAAATACTTCTATTAGCTTTTCCATAATCTACTTTGATTCTTCGAGAATTGATTTAAATAAGGCTTCTCGGTCACGAAACCGACGAAGGTGTTCTTTATCTTGCGACCGTTTATCTTTGCGTTCAGGCCGTTTTAGAAAGGATTCGTATCTGCGAATGTTATCGGAACAGTTCTTATACCGGCGAAGGAACTCCAAGGGGTCGGACGCCCGTAAACGTTCCAATTCGGCTCTCTCCGACCGATGAACAATAAGCGGATGCTTATACCGAAACATTCCAGTGTCGTTGTACGTTTGCAGCTCGGAGAATGCTAGTAAGTTACGGATCCGGAGTTCAGCCATATCAACAACTGCACGCCTTGTCGGTTTCTTATCCAGCAATTCATCGAGCTGCTTCATCTTTTTCCAAGTCACCACACGATCATTATACAGTATCGTAGCTATTTGGACGTTTTCGTCTTCGAGGTTTTCCCAGTCGATTTGCGGGTACTCTTCGTGCTTTTGCTTTTTGGAGCTACCTTGGTAGGTTCTTTTTTTTTCTCTTCTTCCAAGGCTTGCTCTGCCTGTTCCGCACGGTCTTCGGCTTCAACTCTTGCTTCCTGTTCCGTTTCAAGCTCTTCTTTCAGTTCCTGGTTCTCTTGCTCTAAAACTTCTGTTTGTTCTTCCGCTTGAGATGCACGTTCCTCTGCCTCTTGTTTTTCTTGCTCACGAAGTTCCGCTTCAGCCTGTTTTTCGTAAATCTCGGCATCGATTTCAAAAGAGTTCTTTTCTTCCTGTACAGAAGTTCCCTCTGTTCCTGGCTGATTTCCCAAACAAGTTGCTGTGTTTCCGCCTGATTGAATCTCTGCTCCAGCACATGTTCCATCGGTATCAAGTATATTTTCCGCTCCAGTTTCTTCTTTAGCTTTTTCTATTTCACGACGATTTATCCGGATGGCTTCCTTTGACTTTAAGTCTAGCAATGTATAAAGGATGTCATCTGCATAACGTTGCGGGTTACGGGCAAACATCTTGAGTTTAGGATGTGCCGGAGCAGTTTCCTGAAGCAGACTTAAATCTGCTTCAGCTACCGCTGTATTACGTAACTCATTAAAATATTTCGTTTTCTCTTTAAATCCGTACATAACTTACGCTGTTTGAATTCTACTTCCAGAAACCTCAATAAGAGTGGCAGGGTCCAAGACTCGGAATGTAATAGAAGAACCGGCCTTTGCAGTCCATGTTGCTCCATCTTCCAAGATAAACGTCGTTCCGTCCGCAATTGTAGCTGCCTTATCTGTTCCGCTACCGGTCAAGGTAATATATCGACCTTTATCATTATTTGTCAAACCTGATACTGTCTCAATGACATAAGTGGCAGCTGTTCCATTTGGTATCTCATAAGAGTTGCTTGTAGGTTTAATAGCCAGCTCTTTAGTCCCCGCTGCATGCACCTCTGCTGGAGCTTTTACAATATCACCAACATATTTATGATACTGTGTCACAGAAGTACGTTCAAAAGTGAAGGTTATATAACGGCCATCTTTGTCATTTTTTGCTTCATAAGTTTTCAATACCATAGGTCTATCATATTCTCCTAAGATATACCATTGATCTTCGCCAATCTCCTTAAATAAAATCACAAACTTACCGCCGGCATGTTCTTCTGTAAAGTTCAGAAGCTGATCCCTCATACCGCCCATGATTGCTACAAATTGGTTCGTACCAGAAGTCGTTATATCTCCTTTCTCCCCATTGCCCACATAAGTCGGAATATCATGTGCCTCAAAATATTGCATATATTGTCCCGAGAGCATTGGTATTGTCGCGACCTCTCGATTAGCATTAGGCTTAGGAAATTTCACATTCGAATTGATTTGATGAACATCAATCAAATAAATCTTATAAGCTATATTCGAGCCATGAGTTACTTTATCAGAAACGTCATCTATGCTACCAATGGCCATCATAGAAGCCAAAGATGTTCCAGAGAATCCTGTCATGCAAAACATTGAATGATCAGGATCCAGGAACATACCAACAACAAAAACAATGGCAAAAAGAAGTGCAAGAGATAAAAAGAGCTTTACCTGCATTTTACGTGCATATTGATTCCCTTTTTTATAAGGGTTACTAACTTTTTTAGCTTTCATAAAAATTAATTTTGTAATTAAGAAAAAAGGGTGGGCAGAACTCCCACCCCTGAAAACAAACACCTATAAAAAACTGAAAACAACTATCTTACGCCAGGAAGATTTGGTTGCAAAACTGCATTGACAGTACGAATTCCTCCTACACACCGTTCAAGTTCGCGGAAATTACCGTCTTTATTCAAAAGAACAAGGATGTAATCCCCCTCTTTTGTCGGAGTATAGTTTGCTGTGATATCGGCAAACTTTCCGGACTTCGAGATAGTAGAAGCGTTAGTTTTAGATCCACATTCAATAAGATACCCAATACCTGCTTTCGCATTTTTAATATCAGTGATTGCAGTTGCTTTTGTGTTCTCTGAAGTAACCTGCCAGAAACCTTTTTTCGCATCAATAACAGTCGCATCAACTGCCACATCGACAGAAGGTTTATTCATGAATATCTGCTGCCATTCATAGTTATTTTCAACGAGTTCTTCGTGCGTTTTGAAACGACGACCTAAGAAAGCAGCTGCAGTACCTTCTTTCCAAGTTGACCAGCACTTTACCATCTCCATATCATCCTTAGCTTTAAAGGCCATCATTTCTCCCGGAATATATTCTAAGAACTGGATATTCCCCGGTATATCGAGGAACATCAAGCAACTTTGCCCCAGATAAGGAAGCCATTTGATATGAAGTGTCGTATCAGGAACAACATTCAAATAGCTATCAGGACCGGTAAAATCAAGATCTTTGCCATACCGTGCCCGACAACCTTCTTTCCACCAAGTCTGATGCAAATTATTAAGGTAAATAACATGCTGATCCAGATCCATGTCCTCTGTACATTTTTCAATAATATCAGCAACAAACTCCTTAACTGCATCCACCATATTCTCTTTAGTGTAAGAGCGATAAGTTACATCATCATGCAAGAGAATCTTATTCTCGTGATAATAACGAATCAGCGTATAAATGAGTCCCGTGGAAGCATTCAGGAAATGAGATGGAACACCTTTTTCCGGAGTGGCGTAGATTCCACGAATTCGACGCTTGTTTTGTTCAACTTGGGCTGTTTCCAGAGTATTGACAATACAATATTCAATCAAAGACCACTTGATCGGATCAGAGCCTTCTTTATTGAGGTAACCAATATACATTCGTTCCAACTTCTTCATTGGTCCAAACTTCATTTTGATCATTGCATCATCAACATGCCCCATTTCGTTTTCAAGCTTCATGCCGCCTTTCCAAACTTCACCTTCTTGCCATCCTTGAGATACTTCATCAAAGAAAGTATTGAAAACTAAGTCATGATCTTGAATACCATAACGAATCGGAAAGAACTGAGTTAAATCACGTGCTTTCAGTACATGTGCAATTAATGCATCTTGACGACGAATTACATATTGATCACCGACTTTCGCATCACCAACACCTGCAAAATCTGTAGAAAACTCGCCAGCAGCCAATTTCACGGGATCAAGCAAATGATTCTTATTCAGATATTCATAACGTTTGGCAAGGGATTTAGAGAAAACCGATACTTCTTGAAAGAAAGCCTTCTCCTCACCTTCTTCGATATCAGTAGAAGAGTAATTCGGATTTTCGGCTATCTTATTCCAACGTTTCGACATATCAAACATAGGAGTTTCAATACCAAACAGGTATTTGGCAGTAGTGCCAGGTCCATTGATTCTCATTGTAGTAGGAGTTGTAACAACAGCAGCTGCAGTATCTTCTGCTGTTTGCTCTGTCATTGTTTTCACTAGCTTTTGTAATTCACCATTTTGCTTTGCAACGTTCTTAGCTAATTCAAGAATACCTTCTGGAGTAGCTTCCGATTGAGTTACCGGACTTTCCTCTGAATTAGCAGTCCCTTCAGTCTTTTCCGTAGAAGGTACAATACCTGCCAGTAACGCTTGCAACTGGTTCATTTCTTCCTGAGACATTGGCTGCCTAGAGTCAGCATCCATGTCCTCTCTAAGAGTTGCTTGAAACTCTTTCTGATAACGGGTAGCAATCGCTGTAATGTCCTCAGATGCAAGTTGTTTATCTGCCGCTTTCTGGGATAAATCCAAAAGCTGTAAGACCTTTCGAAGTTTTTCTCTAAAATTCATAATTAATTAATTGTTAAATTAGACATACTGATTTATTTTATTTCGGAGGGAAATGCTATCCAAGTATTCCTGTCCACGTGAATTTGCGTGGGCAATAGCTTCAGGAAGGGTCATCACAGAATCAATTAACCCTTTATCAATCGAATGTTGAGCATCAAATGTTTCACCTTGGAATACCGGATCATCTTCAGAGAGATTGGCAAGTTTAGGACGAGAAGATTTTACTTCATTTAAAAATTGAACGGTAAGTGGATCAAGAACTTCTTTAATATATTGTTCCGGGTGCCCAGCACGTAAATCTTCAAATTTCTTATTCTTGAGTGGAGATAGACTCGATTTCTCTTGAATTAGTTTTATTCCTAACTTCTCATAGTAAGCAGAAAAGTCATAAAAGCTGATCATAGTACCAATGCAACCGATTTGATCATTCTTCGTCAGCGCATGTATTCCATTCGCACTATGACAAGCAATATAGTAACCGGCAGAAGCACAATACTGCTCAACTAAGACTTCTACAGGTTTCTTTAGTGAGTGCATTGTTTCCGACAACCGGTCTAAATACCAAGCTTCACCACCACCGGAATTAATATGAAGGAAATGCACAGATATTGAAGGGTTACTCTCTGCAGCAATCAAATCCCTCTCAAATTGCTTTGAAGAGAAATACCAGGATGAATTAGATGTAATTGTACCCCAAATACGATGATAAGCAATTGAGCCTTCAGGCAGTTCCTCGGATGAGAAATCATTAGTCAGGCTTACACTCTTAAGTTCTGCAGTACATGCTATTTCTCTTTTAAGTTTAGCCACCGCCTTATCTACCTGGTCTTTATAAGTCGGCGGATCCGATAAAAAGAAAAAAGCCCCTGGTACTGGGTTCTTTTGATCCAGAAGTGGAAAACATTCCATCATGGCAGCAGCATAAGCTTCTGCCGTGATGAAGAGTTTAGATGTAATAAGTAAGTTACGAAGAAATGTCCTATTCATTGTAGCGCATCTTTTCAGCGAAGATAGTTCGTCGAAAGAAGGCTATGAAGGACTGTTTATACATGCAAAAATGGCGACTGGAGCATTTTACTGGAAATTTTCAAGGTTGCAGTGTTCAAGTTTGCGGAAATTGAAACCAAAGCTGGAATGTCATCCGTACCTATTGCAATATACTTTTCTGAAGAATCACACAAATAAACAATAACGGACCTAGCAGTGGAAAATTCCCGAAGAGTATCTACATCCGGAGTTTCAATCGTAATGTCTTTACTACAATCGAACAATTTGCCTGATACCGAATCTGTAATAGAAGGAGTAAAAGAAAAAGGATCAGCAAGAAAACGATATTCTTCTTTTTTCATTTTTCCTGTAGGTTTCACCCTCAAAGTAATAGTTAACTCTCTCATAATCTTATAATTGTTTAGTATTCAACAAGTTCGCCATACAGCGGACGTTTTTTCGCCATTTGGGGACAAAAATGATAGTTCGGTCGGTCATTTTTTACCCATTTTTTAACCTCTTTTTATATTCTCGACGTGTTTTCCTCTTGCGTATATTTTCTCTCCACCTATAGAAGTTTTTTAAAAGAGCATCTTCAGAAATAGAATCAATGCAATACGAGCACATGAAATGATGCACAACATCTAGGTTCTTTAAAAGATGTCCATTCATATCATTTTCATCCATCGCAGCATGAAGTTCACGGTTAAACATCCGCCGTACTTCTTTCTCTATCAATCGTACAGAGTTAGGAGAAAGGAAATTGTAAACTTTAGGATCCTTTCCGATTCTTCTTTCAGGAAGGATAAACGCCAAATTACCATTATCAACAGGAGATTGATTTTTTTGTCGTTTAGCCATCAATGTCCATATTGTATGGTAAAGGTCTGTATTGTCTGGAATTCTGAATGCTTCTTCAGAACCATTATTATACTTTCCACGTAAGTATTCAGCCAAATATGGCTCAATATTAATACTAGTCGTAATCATAGTCTTTTCAGTTAAAGGATATTTTTGAAATACTTTTATTTATTTTTGCTTCCAACTGTCCAACCGTCCAACACGCCCTATTACATAATAAATAGTTATCTAATTATCAGCCATTTAGTATTAGAAGAATAACATTGATTGACTGTTGGACAACGTCCTACACATCCAACATAAGGTTTTTAAGTGGCATTTTGTTGGACAGGTCATTTTTTATTCTGTTGGAATGTAGAAAACTGTAAATCCAACACGTCCAACAACGTCCAACCAAACAACAGCAATGTTGGATATATATATACTACTTTAATAAGATATATACTACTATACTACAGGCATTTACATTTTAAAAAGTTTTTGGCTGTTGGACTGTTGGACTGTTGGACGCCATGTTTTGAAAATTATCTTTTCAAAATTACACTCTCTTTGCTTTGTATTTCTTTAAATTTAGGGGGTCCGGGGGATTGGAGATGATATTCATAAATGATAGGGTTGAATACAATTTGAAATGTCCGCTTTATTATAAAAAGAATACTCCTCGACCGGCGGAGCTGGCAGAGGAGTATAAGGCAGAAAATACATCGAACTAAAATGGTAATGGCTGCTTATTATCGTCAGCAGATTCAGCAAGGAGTTCACTACCAGAACGTCGCAAATCAATATCATACAAATCTTGGAATATTTCATAGTTTAAAGCAATGCAGCTTGAATTAGTAAATCTCTTTTCCACTTTCCTGACCATAGTATTATCAACTGTTACAGTATCATTAGTATTACCGTCCTCATATCCTCCTCTAGGAACCTCTACAACTTCATGCCAATTGAAGCGCCGTGCATGCACACACCCTATATAACTCGGATGAGATCTAAGATTCTGCTCAATGGTAGATTGAGTTGAATCCTCGTTGTTATAAGAGCTCCGAGCGAACTGTGTATAAATAGCACTCAAGCGCAAGAATAAGATTTTGGTTCCTGCAGGAAATGCAATTTCCTTCTTCTCTCCTCCAGGAGTCTTAATAGTTATTTTATCAGGTGTATCAATGGTGAAATCTCGATTCTCAATAATTGCCTTGGTATCAATCATTACATCCATTGCTTTAAAGAAAGTAGCAAGCTTATCAGTCTTACTAATCAGTTCAACCTGGAACTTTATCTTGGCACAAGCTATCTTAAAAAACTCTTTGTAGGAAAAAGGCAAATTCATCTTAGTATGACTTTCGACTAGTTTACATGTTGCTAAAAAGAGCGATGCTGTTTTCATCAGACGATCTATCTCACCAGAATTGTTCAGTTCGGCTTTCAATTCATCATAGGCTTGCTGCTTGAGCGTCCTGAAATGGTCCATAACTAATGGCCTAAGCTTTAATATCTCTAGAAGCACATTCGAAAGTCCTATCTTGTTAGGGTCCTCAATATCCTTGAGTTGATTAAACAGATCAACCTCCTCCTGAGTACGATTCTTTGGCTTAGGGACCTCACATACTATAATACGAGACATTAGTGCATTATCATCTCTTTGCGGCGTTTCCTGCCCGCACAGAATCACAGGAGCATATACTTTATCATTTTCAATTTCTTTCCCTGACGTGCCTTTCCTTTTTTGCCGACCATCACCATCATAAACAATCCCCTTCAATGCCTGAAACTTAGCATCGGATATATCTTTGTTATTATACTCATCCAAAACCACCGGAACATCTCTGAAAGTACTCATCAAAGTAGACATCGCAGCATCTGTACCAATATTTAGATTAAAAATGGGCACTTTCGGAGATATGAATAAAGAGCGAATGGAAATTGCTATTTGCGTTTTTCCTGAAGACATAGGCCCCATAAAGAAAGGAGCTGTAAACAAACGGTCGATACAGTGTATATTGCTACGAAATGCGCACATTATAGCAAAGAGAATGCCCCATTTACCATTATCATTGATTTTATACACCTGATCCATTAAAGAGGCCCATTTTTCAAAACTACATTGTTTCTCGGCCGGAATATCTTTATAAACTAATTGGGAAATAAGCTCATATTTATCAGACTGACGTCCGGATCCAGCGTATATGGTAGAAAATGCAGGAAGGTAATAGTTCTTCTTATTATGTGTCACTACACCAAGCTCATTGACAGGTTCAAAGCGTGGCTGTTCATCTACGACATGGAATATCCCATTTGAAAAAGCGAAAAACATATTGTCTTCCCGGCGTGAAGCCCCATCGACTTGTTGATTTCCATAGGTTAGGATTTCTGAACAGGTGATAAAGTGCCGGGACATATATTCTCGTATCTTAGTCCAGTGTTTTTCTTCTCCGGATGTGAAGTTTACAGCCTCCAGTTGAATCAGTTCTTCTTCAATGGTCGCTTTCTTTAGCAGTGCCCTAGACGGAACCTCAATATAAAGTGGAGTTTTATAGTATCTCCGATTTATTTTAAGGACTCGTTTATTGGCCTCCTTATCATCCGAATAAATATGGAGTAAAGGAGTCATGAAGAAATCAGCTATTTGTTGATGCCCACCTTTCTCTTGCCGGAACATATAACATACAGGCTCTCCATCTTTGTTCAACTTTGGATAGAACCCACATTGACGATACATTTCATTGTATTCGGAATTTTCGTCTACATACCCAGGCAGTTCATTCGGATCGTAATCTTCATCATCGTCATCTGTACGTTGGGCATTGATGGCCATGCGGGACTTTCGTTTTGCCAAATAGGGCTTTAATATTTCATTAAAGTCAGTCTTACTAAGCGACAGATTATCATAGAAATATTTAGCATTAACCACTCGGACAGAATCTTCAGCATAACTGATCAGGTCAGCGCAACGTTCAATAAAAGGTGTTCTTTCTCCAAAATAAGAAGCTAGGAACAAACCATGCAGATGTACATAGTATTTTATAAATGTATAAGTTTTGTCTATTCGCTGCTCTTCCTGATCGTACCCTTCTTCATCCTCTACTACTTTCTGCTCTTGGTCTTTTGCAGCTACAGTCAATGTTATATTTGTCAAACCGGCACGATAAAGCATTGTCAATGCGGAAAGATAGTCCGATTCATCCCCATCTCTATTTATGAAAATCCCTTGGCTATCCGTTGTAAAATAGGCACACTCCCGACGTATAGCTTGGATATCTGTCGCAGATGGAACTCCATGCAAGAGAATAACAGGGGTATCTCCATACAATTTCAGAAACAAATCAAAATCCGATGTAAGTACACATGGTTCACCTTCACGACGTATCTCCTTGATTTGTTCAAGGCCATAGACACCCGATTTCATCTCCTCAATCTTTGGAATATCTTTCACATTCCGGACAACGTCACGTATCTTTCGCTCTATAATTTCTGTTGTAATCTCAAACTTAGCGGATATCTTCCTCACGTAGTTCAACCGCAAGGTTTCTGAAGAAATATAGGCAATTAAATTGCAGATCGTATTCAGTGCCTGCTCCTTAGATTCCGGATTTTCAAAGTCTTTTGCAAAAATATCCGCAAAGTAACTAGCAAAATCAGTTCTCCGATTCATCAGCCATTTCGCCGTATTTTCTTTTTCTTCAGAAGCTATATTATCAGGATCCTTTCCATAAGGTAGGAGAACACACTGTACAGTTAGTCCAGCCTTCAGGAGCAGCTCACAATTCCTAAGAGAAGCTTTTAATCCAGCATCATCAGGATCATAGACTAAAGTTATATTTTGAGTAAACCTGGATATCAACTTTACTTGTTCCGGAGTAAGTGCAGTCCCAGAGCCGGCAATCGTATTTTCGACACCTGAAGCATGCATTGATAGAACATCAAATTGCCCTTCTACCAAGTAGACATTATTCATTCTCCCAATGGCCCCACGTGCCTGTAATAGTCCAAATAGTTGCGTGCCCTTTTTAAAAACTGGAGTATCACCTGTATTATGATACTTACCTGCCTTTTCTTTAGGAACCACAAATCGACCAGAAAAACCTGTTACATTTCCGTTCAGATCAAAGAAAGGGAACATTATTCGATCACGAAAGTTATCATAAACTCTCCCCTCTGCAGCTTTCTTCAGAACATCAACCTTTGTTAGCACTTCCTCGGAATAGCCCGCTTTCAACATTTCTTGAGCAGCTAAATTACCTTCAGGAGCATAGCCGATCGCAAAATCTTTTATAACCTTATCCGTCAACCGGAATCCACGTTTATCGAGATAGTTTTGCGCCTCCGGCAGATGTTTTTGAAAAAAAATGACCGCTCCTTTCAGTGCGATCCGCATCGCTTCAAAATCTTTCGCTTTACGCACCTCCTCGTCGGTAAGCTCCCGATGTTCCAGTTCAATTCCTGCTTTCTTCGCACACCATTCAACGGCTTCAGCAAACGACATATTCTCATGTTCCTGGATAAAATTAATAACATCACCCTTATGATCACAGACGAAGCATTTATAAGTTTGCCTATTTGGGCTAACGAACATTGAAGGATGACTGTCATTGTGAAATGGGCAAACACCAACGAAATTTGAGCCACTTCTTCTTAAGGAAACAAACTCCGAAATGACATCAACGATGTTCAGTGCTGATTTTATCCGGTCAATTTCTTCTTTACTTACCATAATTATTCTTCATTAAACATACTTAATTGCCTAGCCTCAAATGCCTCTTGGAGTGTAAGTCCAAAATATTCGGATAGCGCAACGTATTCTTGTTGTGTAACCTGCTTGCGGCCATAATAAATATCCCAAAACCGCATCTGATTAATGTTTACTTCGCGATAAAATTCCCTCGTTGGGGAAAAATTCTCCGGATGTCGGAACTTGAGACGCAACATCTCTTGTACTAAGTTCCGCTTCACCGTCTGGCCGGCAACTATCTTTTTGCGATGCAAAAACAGTTTAACGGCCAATGGGGATCGGCCAACATATTCGGCCATCTCTTCCATTGTCTTTTTACCCACGTTTTCTCGCACATAAATTTCTTCTTCTTGCTTCCATTTCCCGTTGTTCATACGATTCTTTCCTCCATACTTGGGTAAAATCTTCATTAAACTCATATTCCGGATGCCTGTATATATAAAGACAGCAGAATTTTATAAATAACTCCTGATTATCCGACGGTACCTCCAATACATCATAATACCTGTTGATCCCCAACTTATCAAGTGATGTATTCACTAGAGCTTCAAATTTGAAGAATTCTTCCGGACCTAAAAGAGACAAATATTGATATACCCAAATCCAATTTACAATTTTATATTTTTCTAAACTCTCTCTCATTACTACAGCATTTCTTTTTCTGTTTCCTTCAGCTTATTAAATTCCACAATTGTCTGTAAAGGAAGATCATATCTTCTTTGCCGGGTGTTAGATCGCAAAGAAAAGCATCGACCAACAGCATCCCATCGGAACTTCTTCTCTTCAATTATCGTTTGTCGGTTCCCGAATATGGTCACCTTCTTAGGGATCTTAACTCGTCCTTCAACTTTACGGACTTCCTGGGAGTCTTCGTATTGTATAATCTTATCAATTACATACCCACATGAGAGCATGGTCTGTTCGAAAATATCCTTTGTATGCATACTATATTTATTTAAGTATTGGTTCATCATATATTATATCGGGTGGAAAAGAATTAATGTCATTAGTAAATCTACTATTCCATTCTTTTTCGACATTAGAAATAGCTTCCAAAATCTTTCCTAAAAGAGCTGCTGGAATGTCATCACAGCATGGATCAATAAAAGATACAAATCCTTTCTCATCTATACGATACCGTACAAGAAGCCGCTTACGGTCATCTATTTGTTTCCTTCTGCTCATATTTAAACTTTTCATGAATAATTTTATTTTCTAAAAAAACTATCACCACTGATTGACCGTGCAGTATCATCACCACTTAACCGGATGTACCGGAAGAAGTTTTGCTCACTGCGATGTCCTGTTAATTTCATTATCTCAAACGTTTTCATACGTCCCGTTAAATACATGTTGGTTGCTGCACTCCTTCTTGCTGTGTGACTACTTATCAACTCCCATTTTTCACGAGTAACTGTAACCAACTTCCCGCCTTTGGTAAATGAGTAAGTAACTAGGTCATTTAGGCCAATTTCTTTCATTATAACCTTCAAATATTTATTGAAGTACTGAATACACAAACCACAAGGAACCTGACCACCATACTTTGCGAATATCTCTTTTACATAATCATGTGCCGGAACCTTGACATCCACATTGGTTTTCTTTGTTCGGATCATAATATAGTTATTTATAAAGTTTTGACTTGTCAACCTTGAATAGTCGGAATAACGCAAAGCAGTAAGGCATCCCAATACAAACATATCTCTCATTCTCTCTTTTGCTTTCCGCTTATCCTGCCCTACAAACTTGTAATAGTATATCCTTGTAATCTCATTCATTGAAAGAAAGACCGCATTTGTAGGCTCACATTTCAAATCAATTTCATCATAGGTAACATCTACTGCATAATTGTATTGCGAAGCTCTACGAATAAGAGTCTGTATTTTTAGAATATATCCTACAATGGTATTATGTCGTAACCCGCAATCTTCAAGATAGACTATGAAATCATCAAGAAATTCTGCTGTTACCGAGTTAGTGAATATGTCACAATCAAACTCCAATGAAAAGTTATCAATGTGCTTTATTATCGCATCATAAACGGCTGCATAGTGTTCAGACTTGCGCCTGCTGCGCTTTTCTAACACATCCCGGATGAAGTCGGTGAAGAATACTCCTTCTAATGGCTTCTCCTGGCGGAAGTGATTAATGTAGTCCTTTCTCGCTGTGCGAGGCCGGACCGGTTGTGATAATTGTAATGCTTTGGCTGTATCATTTTAAAGGGTTAATCCTAATTTTATACTTATTTACCTCTAAGTAGAGTGTATCTACGGCAGGTTTAATTTGTGCATCTATCGTTATATCGGTAAATGAACCTCCAAACAAAGTGTAATTATTCAATTGATAACTTACTCCCTGTACATCAAGCAGATTTTTGAATTGATCTGATTCTAATTCGTCGTCGAAAGTGTAAGTGTATTGTTCCATATTTCTTGTTATGAAATTACTACCATTGCCGGAGCTTCTTGCTCCACTTCATCAATAACCATCAGATTGATATCACCTGTGTAGATATAGACTTCTGCTTCCGGATTACAATTTTCCAATTTTTTTATCAATTCTGTCACTGTCATAATTACCTTCTATTTTTTTTGAGCTATTCTTCATCAATACCAATTTCTTTTTTATTATTGGGCCATCCTCTTCGGATCATAGTTGATATATCCTTCTTCCGAAGTTTATCAATAGCCTTTTTCTTGGCTTCAGCCTTGTTTATAGCAGATACTGTAATTTCAAAAGTATCCAGTTCGATCATTACGCGATATTTCTTCATATCTCATATCGGTTTTTAGTTAGTTATGTGTACCCATATCAATATCTGAATTTTGTAAAATGAATAATTGCCATAGGTTGGTTCAGATCGTAACCATTGAACCATTCAATCCAATTTTCAAGCGATAATCCGTCATTATTGGCAACTTGCTCTGTGAATGGTATAGTTCTATTCTCAATTTTAAAACGTGACAACGCCCCGCAAAACACTAATTTTTGTATGCCTATGCCGGTCGCAGATGTCAATTTTGCAACTTCAATCTGTGGGCTGCGGTAAGGCTTTCCAGTCCACTGTCGGACGGAAAGAACAGCTTGCCCAGCTTGAACCTCTCCGATACGTTTCTCCCATATTGAGTAATTGGTTCGTATGGTGTGAAGTTTCGGACGTAAACAGGCTCTTATACAACTGTTGCATCGAGAGATTTCTTTCCCCGATAAATCCTGTTTCACTTCACAATCAGGGCAGCATTGCCCTAATAGGAACTCATATTTGAAATTCGTCTCGTTCCCCGATTGATTGTGTCCTACCGGGAAAAACTGTGAGAGTGTAATTACATAAGTTTTCATTTCTATTTATACTGTTTTACTCTAATTCAGTTTTAATAAATTTTCTCATCTGCTTGTCGAAAGAACCACTCCTTTTTTGTGCAGCTTTACAATCATCAATTGAAAGGTCTGATTCCTTAATTATTCCTGCTGCGACAACAGGCATATCTCTGACTACTACAATATGCTGAACGGCAAACCAAATACCGTCAATAAATTCATTATTCATATCTTTATTTTTTACCCAATTCCATTTCTTTTCCTTCTATCCTTATCTCACATTCATCTATCAGTTCATGAAGTAATTCAAGGTACTCGGTATCACTTCCATCAAAACCGTCTATCAATGATAGACATTGCTTAATGATTTCTTCTTTATTCATATCTCTATTATTTTTAATTATTCGACTTGTTCCTCACCTTCACGTATTAGGGTAAAAGGTAG